TTACTTTTCAAGCCCCAGTGTCGCAAAAGTGTCGCACGAGTCAAAAGAGCTATGCTGTTGATCAGCACCAGAAATAGTCAAAAAATTTTCCCAGCGCTTACATATTTCCATCCAATGTCCATATGCCGCTTGCCATGCTTCCGGCTCATTGGCGAAAAGTTGTTCTGCAATCGGCAACCACTCAATCCCTCTCGTACCGAACTCCAGATAACGTACGTCCCATCCTTCACCGCGTGGCCACAACACATATTTTTTGTCAGGCGTTCCTGTACGGGGAAGGAAGTCAGAATCCTTTAGTTTTTCGCCTCTGGCCAGAAAGATAAAAACCGCTCCGCTAATTGCAATTTTGCCCATTGCCTCGTCCTCTTCGTAAAACAAATACTGTATACATAACCAGTATTATAGTGCGCAAGTTTTTCAGTTTGCCAGTAGCTTTCTGTCTGCACCAGAGCCGCGCCAGCTCTGGCTTTAGCTTTGACAGTCTGACCATGGACATAAAATAAAAACGATCCTTCAAACACGCATAAAATTAACTTTCTCTTTATTTATCTTATAGTTACAATTTTTCTCGATCCTCCACAGATCCATAAAAGTGAAAAACACTGAAATTCTTTTCAATCTTTTCAGTTCTGGTTTTCCGCAAAGCCGCCAGCACTGGCGCGGTCTGGCGGTCTGGTTTGTAGAAAAATAAAACTGAAAAATTTTTATGATCCAAAAACCGCAGGCGGGTGCGGTGTAGTGCGATTTTGGTCTGCGAAAGATTTTTTTGGCCATGCTGTGACGCGCCAGCGCCCCGCTGTGGACACGATCTGTTTTAAGGGTGGCTCTGAGTGTGCGGAAAGGCTGAACGCGCCAGAGCACCGCTGACAGCGCGTAGCGTTAGCTGCTTAAGAGGTAAGAAAAGAGATATCCCCGCCTGGGGATGAAGGGCATAAAAAAACCCGCTTTCGCGGGTTATGTTCTGGACAGGTTTACTTGCCAATCACCGGGGAGTATTTGCCGTTCAGCGTGTCCGCTTTCGCTCCTGTGTTCCGGATTGCTCCCGCGTTGGTCGGTGCTCCCGTATTGCTGTGGGTGTGGCTTGCCGTTTGCTCTGCCAGTTCTTTAACCACGTCGAGCGTGTCGAGCATCAGCTGTGCCACATTGATAGTGCCAGAGCCAATCCACACCACCGGGGCAATAATCTGCTGTTGCACGGCCGCCACGCTTTTACGAATCTGGCCAATTTTCTCGATCAGGTCTTTACCCGTTGTGACTGTCTGGCTCCCGGCTATGTCCGTTTCATCATTGCCGCCGATACTCGCCACGCGGTTATTCACAGCCTGGCTGTAATCCCCCGTACACACCTGCTGAATGGCTCCGGCCAGCAATGTGGACGTGCCCAGCACAGTAAGTTTATCCGTGGCCTTAACTGTGGTTTCCCGGCTGACCAGCTCCCGCTGTTCTGTATCGGCCTTAACCACCCGCGCCATAGAGGTTTCACTGATCGTCTGGTCCGTCTGCCTCACCCAGTCCCCCGCCTGGGTGACGCGCTGCGATACTTCCGCGCGCTGCTGTTGCAGCTGTTCGCCAGGCTGGATATCCGGGAGGCTGGTTCCGTCCGGCACGGTCTGCCGTACAAAAGGCTTATCCGGCCGTCCGCCAGTAAAAGCGATTTCGACCAGCGTTCCTTCAGGAGGAAACTGGAACATCCCCGAATCATTACCCGCCATAGGAACCGGCAGCGGAACGGCCGAATAAACAGGCGTGTCTTTTTCCGGGTTGCCGTCCGCGTCCAGCAGTTGCACGTCAACCGCATAGCGGGGACGGAACGGATCGGAGAAATTGCCGCTTTTCACTGCCTCAACGGGATTCATCACACGGCCAAACTTTGGCAAATGCATCCCGGATGCCAGCTCCGGGTAATGGCTTTCAATCTGGCGCTGAACGGGTGTTTTTTGCAGTGGCTTACCCGTCGCACGGTTGCGGGGTGTCCAGGTGACAGCCATCGTGTCATTTTGCAGGTGGACTTTTGTCACCCGTTCCCCGTTCAGCTCCACGCCGGGGCGCAGACTCTGCACCAGGGGAAGCGTCATTGAGTTCCCCCCGGCCGCCCCCTGATTAAATTCATGTGGGATCTCAATCGGGCGACCAGCAAACAGGGCTTTTTCCGCACCGCCAACATATACCGCGCCGTCCGGCAGCTGATACCAGACGTAATCCGTAATGCCGAAAGCCTTTCCGAGATTATCCAGCAGCTGATACCCCGTCCCGCTGTGGGTGAAATGTGGGATCGGACGGTCTGAATAATCTGCATCCGGAACGCTGAAGGTCAGGCCGCTGTGCTCTGTAAGCCAACTGGCCACATCGCGCAGTGTGGGGTGCTGAAACGAACATGGCCAGAGGCGTTCAAATACGCCGACCAGCTCACGAACAAAGAGACGCTGAAAGCCGTTTTCAGCAGGTTGCGAGCGTTCCACGTACCCGGTAAACCAGCGCAACACCAGATCGGTGTAACCCACATCGAGACGCACCAGCTTCCCCGTATAGTCCTGCGTTGTTCCGGCCGTAATAAACCCCCGGCCGCAGCTGTTCAGCTCCAGCACCAGGCTGGCATCAGCCAGGTGAATTTCATCCGTTGAAAGATATAAACGTTTAATCGGTTTCATGATTATGCCAGTGCGTCATTTACGGGCTTGAGTACGTTGCTTTCAAACCACGTCAGTTTTTCTTCATCCTCGCCAGCGGCCTGGCCACCGTTCTGGCCTCCGCCGCTTCCCGCCGTTTGCTTCACGGCTTTGGTTTTGCCGCTTGCCCTGGCCTCGCGTTTTTCCTGCACGCTGACATGTTCGGTCAGGGTGAACGTAACCAGCCAGGACATGCGCCCGTCCTGTGGCGGCGCGTCCAGTGTTCCGGTAAAAATCGCCTCACGGAAATTCACCGCCCGCGCCGCCTCATGTGCAACGCGGTATTTCTGACGCTGGCCGCTGGCCTCCGTCGCGCTGGCCAGCTCAAAGATACGGCGCAGGATCTCCGGATTTTTATACGGAATTTCGCCGGACACGCGCAGCTCCTTGCCTTTGATGCCCTGCTCAGATTTCGTGGTTGCACTCGTCTGGCCGGACTGGTCTTTATCCTGGAATTGCTGCGATACGGTCACGCGCATGTTCTTCAGCAGAATGGCTTCACCGTTAAGCGCCAGTGTCGGGTTCGAGGTCATGTATCATTCCTTTTATGCCGTCGAGATTGTCGCCAACCAGCATCATGGCGGCGGTGTACACAGAGGACTGAAGTGGAATCCCTTTTACCAGCTCCAGAAGCGTGGACGGCAGATCGCCGCTGGCAGTAAACACCCATGCCCTGGCGCTTTTTCCCTGCAAATCCGCTAATCCGCTGGCAATGCCAGAAATCAGGCTTTCGCGCTGCTGTTTAAAATCCCCCATCAGCTTTTTTACGCCCGTCAAATCCGCGACGGCTGCGGCCTCCTGCTGGGCTTTCTTCACCGCTGCGGCCGCCAGAGCAGTGCGGCTTGTAGGCACAGAAAGCGGGATCGCCGCGGGCAAACTCTGACTGTATTTCGCCGGAATTTGCATCTTTTCCGCAGCCAGCTGCGCGGCTGACTGCGCCAGCCTCCGCACCTGGGTAAATGCCGGGCTGGGGAATACATCCACAAGTTTGTTCAGGCTGGCCATAAAGCTGTCATGCGTCTGGCCAGAAACCATCATGATCACGATATCCGCCGCCCCGCCCGTTCCGGCCAGCTTGTCAGCCAGGTAGTTGATCGCGTTTACCGGGCTGAGATACGCGCCGTTTTCTGTCTGTTGCCCTACCCCGTACACCCAGGGATGTACCGGGATAACGGAACAATTCAGCGCGGCCACGGAATCGCTGAACGCAATTCGTGCTTCACGCCACATTGCCAGGCACCTCTGGCCACTCAATATCAGGCGCCTTACTGGTATCAACACGGTTAAGTAATACCCGGTATTTTTTCCATGCCGACAGACTCGCTGTTTCCGTCTCAGAAGCCATAGACAAATCAACGGCATCCTGAAGCGGGGAAATAGCTTCTGCCGCGCCAGCCAACAGCTGCGCCTTTAATAACTCTGCGCTTTCAATTTCCTCTTCCCGCGTAGGTGGGGCAATATCAACCCACACCATACATTTTGATTTGAGGCTGTAATATGGTGCTTTCCTGTCAGGTGAAACCATAAAAGTTTCATATTCTTCGTCAGTAATTTTTTTCAGGTCAGAGGGAACAGGAATACCCTGCGCCTCATAGGAAATGACAGTTTCCTCCAGATAAAAACTATTTTCTGAATTGCTAAAAAATTTATCCATTTCAGTAGCCCGTAACGTTTAAGAAAAATGTCCCACTACAGTTTTTCGTTTCAATCTTCACCTGGTTTTTACCCACAGGCGTACAGAACCAGTATGACGCGGAGTTATTCCCGCCCGTTCCGTAATAGCTTGAACCTATACCCAGAATCCCATTAGGGAATGACGTGGGCAGCGTTACAGTCACGGTGGCATTATTGCCGACAGAGATATTCCTCATAGACTGCATAAATACAGCACCGTTGCCGTGGGTATAATAAGCGCTGTTATTGCCAGTAGTTGTTTTACCGACCCCGTAACGCGCATCAGACTCGGCTTTGGTGTACGCCTGACCTGCCGGGGTGTAATTACCTTTTGGCTGGAAACGCCCGTCAGACTCTGCTTTGGTATAAGCCTGTCCAGCTGGGGTATAGCTACCTTTCGGCTGGAAACGCCCGTCACTCTCGGCTTTGGTGTACGCGCCTGTTCTCGGCATGTACCCGGCATCAATCTGGGTTTTTGTGTAGTAGCGTCCGTCAAAATTGGCATAGCTACCCGGAATGATTTGCCCTGGTGCGTTGAAGTTGCCGTTAGTATCCCATTTGAAATTAAGATCCTGCGAGCCACTCCCTTTCAAATGCAGATGCCACGAAAGCGCATCACCGCTTACAAGAGACCCCATTGAAAAAGCCCATGAATTTTTCCCGGTAATGGTTGCCATTTGTTTAATTACCGGATGGTATTCACTCGAACCCGTAGTGGCATAGGAATTATAAAATGGAGCTTTCGTGTTATATTGATTTACCCAGCCATAATTACCGCTATAACCCGCTGTAATTTCCTTTGAGGCATAAATAGTATTCCCTACTGTCAGCGGAGTTTCTGATTGCAGCGCCCCAGTAGCAAGGCTCACACGTAAAGGGCGTAAATCGTTATAAGCTCCGTAAGAATCCCCTTTATTAGTCAGCATCAGATAAAGATTATTGCCATCATTACGCCAGAATGTACCGTAATCACCGTACGCAATACGGAAACTGTTTGCACTGGCGCTCTGGACTTCACCATTAACCTTTAACGGTCCGGTCATGGTGTCACCGCCTTTATTCACTGCACCAATATCAGCAGGAGAAGGCTTATTTGCCGCATCATACTGCTTTGTCCAGGCTGACCACGTCCCGCCGTACATCGTGCGGATGTATGAACGAGAGCTATTGTAAATCCGGTAAATCTGCGTAATACCCGCATGTTTATAGACTTCCAGCGAACCGGCGTTTGCCTCCGGATAGTTTTTCCCGGTTTGTGCCTGGGCGTTCGCTGGCTGGTAATACAATCCCGGATCGGTGAAGTTGTTTAAATCAGCGCTGCCACCAATCCCCGTAGAAAGTTTAAAAATATCGCCAGGGGTGATATTAAAATCAGATTTAAGCTCATGCCCGTTCACTTTTCGCGTTTGTGGCACGCGTCCGTTCGCATTGTCATCTGCGGCCTTGCCTTTGTCGTATGCCGCTTTAACCGCTTTAGGTGTCGCAGCCATTGCCTCAGACGTGCTATCCGTCGCGCTACTTAACTTTGTGAATCCCTTTTCGGTAGTGGTGGCATCAGGATGGTTACGCGATTTTTCATGTGCCTTTAACGCCTGGTCAGCAAGATCACCTGTCGGGCGCAGATCGGTAATATTGCCATTCGCATCAATACTGGCCACGGCAAAAACATAGTGCTGCACACCGTTTTGCACATAATCAGCCAGGTCAGCCGCCACTGTGATTTTGCTGGCCACACCCCAGGCGCTGGTCAGGGTTCCTGTCCATGCCACATCCAGCCAGACTTTTGCTGGTTTAGCCGGAACAGAAATATTCTGGTTAGCCGCCAGCTGCGCGCGCAAACCGCGCACATATCCCACCCCGGCCGTCACGAAATATTGCGAGCCGTTCTTTGCGACAAGCCAGCCATTCCCCATGAAAGCCGCCGCGCCGTACAGGTCAATATTTTCCAGGCGCTGACGTTCATCCATTGCGGCCATACGTGCGGTGAAGTCAATCTGCCAGGTTTCCGCTGGCGTGTTGATTCCGGTCTCAGCCTGTGCGCCGTTGTACTCCATCAAAAACGAACGGGTGAGCACATTACCCTGCTGGCCATCTTTCGTTTTCAGCTTCTGCTGTAACGGCGCATGAACAATCATGGCCAGTGTGTTGCTCGCCTTGTTAATCAGGCCAATCCAGTTAAACGAAAAATCACCCACTTCCGCGCCCAGTACAACGGAGTGAACCACGGCATTTTCATTAACCACACCTTTACGGCTGACGGCCTGGCGGTGAACGATTTGCGCGGCAGGTGGCAGTGTTTCCTTGCGGTCAACGGGCTTGGTGGCATCCAGTCCCGGCACGTTGGCAAAAACAAATTCATCCAGCAGAACGGCTTCACCCGTTACCGCCTGGCTTGCTTTCCACTGCTCAAAGGCCAGTGTGATAGCTGTCTGTGACATAAATTCTCCCTATAAACTCGCGCTAAACGTTGCGCCGCTGGCTTCCGTGCTGTTCAGACGTGCCGGATAAACCACGTATTCCCCCTGATCCCATCCCGCCCGGATAGCCAGGCTTTCAGACGTGATCACTTCAAACTGATAACGGCGGCAGGTTCGCCCATACTGCCGGATTATCTGAATCATCAGCTGCGTGTTGTCTGCAATCTGGCTGTCCGTGACGCGTACCATGATCACGTCCCAGTCAATGTCCGGCTGGCGCTCTACCAGCTCCACGTAACCAATCCCCAGCCGTGAAAAGATGTTTATGAACCCCTCAACGGAACCCGCATCACGCGCATTAATGAAGGCATAGGCCACGCGCTTGCGGTACAGGCTTAGCGGTTCGCCACTGAAACGGCTTATGTCACGGTCATACGCGATTAAATTGAGTACCGGCTCTGTGCAGGTCAGCGGATCAAACTGACGTAATGGCCATGTGATCCAGCTGTACACCTCAGCCCAGTACGTCCGCGCCGTGCGCAATAAAGCCAGTGGCTCGCCTTTATTCATCCAGGACGGCAGGGACATGCTGGCCAGTTTTTTCAGAAAATCAGTCATCTTTCAGGCTCACCGTTAAGGAGTTAAGGCGCGGTACGCTCAGATCGCTGGTGATATCCTTCAGCGAAAATTCGATGGAATCCGAATCCGGGAAGGTTTTGTGCACCTCGCGCCCCAGCTGCGAAAACGAAAAGCGGGAATATGGCCATGTCTTTTTCACGTCATAATCCGTGTTTTCCCTGAAGGCGCAGCGGATCAGGTTTTCAATCCCTTTCTTCAGCGTGTCCTGCTGCTCAGCTTCAAGATTGCTCAGGTTTCTGACATACACCGTCACACTCAGATCGTGGCGGGTTTCCGGCATGGCAAAACACTGCATATCGTCCCCATGCCCGTGGTGGCCTTGCGTGTTGATGTAGTCATTAACCGCTTCAATGAACGGCTCAGACGTGACCCCGCTATCCAGCAACAGATACGCGTTCGCTGTACCCGGACCACGTGGCGCGTCATGCAGAAAGAAAATCCGGTCAATACTCAGTCCGGCCACGCTCGCAATCATCGAACGGTAAACCGCGTCCGTGTGGTAGTTCCCCACCAGGTTGAACTGGTTCCGGCAGCGCTCGCGCAGCTCGTCATCACTTTCTTCATCCGCGCCCGGCACGGTCAGCCAGTCCTCTTCACTGGCCACATGGCTGATACCGTCCACGGCCACGGGCAAAATGCGGTAATAGCCCGGCGCAAGGTTGTACGCCCCGCCCGTTCCGGTGGCTTTGACGGCCAGCAAAGCGCTTGCCGTGCCGGACGGGATCACCACGTCAGCGACCGTAGCCATGGCGTAAACCTTGCCGTTAATCCTTTCGGTCTGGACTACCGTTCCCGCCGTCACGGTGACGGCCTGTTTTGAATCTTCCTTGTAAAAGCGGATCACGCCTTCCGCCGCGCTGGCTGGTTTAGCCGTGACGTTCACCGCCCAGGCCAGCAGACGCAGCATCTGCCCACCCGCAGTGGCCACAAACATATTGGCCATGACCACCGACACCAGCGCATCCTTCAGCCACATCACTGGCGCGGTCACAATGGCGGTAATGAGCCGCCAGAACGGAGACATGCGCGACGTGTTAGTGATCAGCCCTTCCTGCGCGGCGATGGCATTGAAACGGGTGCGCACCGCCTCTTCCGTAACGGGCATCCCGCTGGACTTCACCACCTCTTCAAAATCAACCTGCGGCTTTTCCGTCATAGCTCCACCTGCGCCGATATTCCGCCAAAGTCATACGTGCTCGCCGTCACCCATAACCGCTTCTGGCTTTCCTCACTCACATCCACCGTACCCGGCACAATGCGTTCATCCTCTTCAATCAGCAGTTCCAGCTGCGTGAAGATATCCGCGCGTAAAGTCGGGCTGCGTTCGGCAACCAGCTGCGTGGCCAGACCGCTTTCCAGAATGCTGTGAATAATGTCCTGCCCGATACTTTTGCGGTTATTACACAGCTCAGGCTCTTTCCCGGTATTCAGAACAAAATTACCGTTTTCAATCAGCAGATCGATGTAAAGCAAATCACTCATGGGTTTAGCTCCTGCCACTCCTGCAATTGTCCCGGTGAAAGCGTTTCTTTCGGGTAGATATTCACCGTGTCAATTTTTCGGCTGTTGTCCGTCACAGATTTAGAATTGCTGTTTATGGTTTTACTGATCCCGCCGCGCTCAACGCCTTTAAGCTCCCCACCAGTTAAAAGCACACTGGGGGCAATTGCTGGCGGTGGCTCAGGTAATAACGTGTTTTGCGTTAACTGCTGCGTAATATTTCCGCCATACTCAACCTGTTTTATTTCAGGTGAAGCAATCGCAGACTGTTCAACCTGTTTAGGGTTGAAAGGGATTCCCTTATTTGCTCCCGAACCCGAATCAGCAGCCAGGGCAATATCCACGCCCGGAATTTTATTCAGCTTTTCAATAATCCAGTTGTACGTTCCGGTAAATGAACCTTTCAGGGTGTCCCACAATTTCCCGAAAACGCCACCGATCACGCTGGCCATTTTTTCAAAGGAGGCAACAGGGGAATTAATATCAAAGGCGTTGACCACATCACCCCAGCCCTCAATAACGATCCCGAACATCTCAATGACCGTCTGAATGGAACGATAAACCAGCTCAAACGGAGTCAGAACCAGGCCAACCGCCCCCGCCACCACACGGCCAAAGGTTTCCCCCGCGCTGGTCACGCCAGCCAGTTTTTCCCCGGTCATTTGTACCGGGGAAAGCAGGTTGCCAAACCAGCCAAACAGCGTTTTCACGCCATTCCAGACCCAGCCCACCGCCATGGCGATGCCACTGAACAGCCCTTTAAACGGAGTCAGTGCGCCGCTGGCCTGGCTGAAACCACTGATAAAGCCGCTGACGAAAGCCTTGATCGGTTGCCAGAACTTAATGACCGCCAGCACCACGCCAGCAATGGCCAGGGCAACGGCCGCAATCGGGGCAATCATCAGTAAAAACGAGGCAGAACCCATACGGGCGGCAATGCTGGCGGCCAGCAGTGCGGCACGCAACCCCCGCAATCCGGCAGTAAACAGCTGCGTCACGGCGTTACTGGCGAGCATTGCCAGGCGATTGAGTCCCAGCAGTCTGGCCACGGGCGCCAGCACCTTCGCCATGCCCATCATCACAAACGTACTGACGCCCATCACGATATTGGCTACAGCACCCACGGCGGCAAAACTCAGCAGCGCTAACGCGGCATACCCCACCACCCGCGCGATGTTTGGAAACAGCTGCATCCACCGGGCAAAGGTCTGCCCCATATCTGCCAGGCGATTCAGTAGCGGATACAGCACCGGGATCAGCGTCAGGCCAATGACGGTTTTAATGGCCGTCAGAATGGCAATAAAGCGATCCCACGGTTTCACCATTCTGGCGGCCATTTCCTGGGTACGTTTCAGCCCGTCAGCGCCGCCCAGTTCGGTGATATTCCGCTGAAGTAGCGCCACGTTGCCATACAGCTGCTTAACCACCGCTGAACTGTCCCCAAAGGCTTCATCCAGCTCCGCCTGTGCCTTCAGGTTCCCTTCCAGGCTCTTGCCATATTTGCCCTGTAGCTTTGCCAGCATTTCAGGCATGGACAGCATTTTTCCGGTAGCGTCAGTGAAGGACAGCCCCAGCTTTTTAGCGCCATCGATCGCGCCCGTCATAAAGCCTTCGTAGGCGCTGCTCGCTTCCGTTCCCAGCGTGCGGCTCAGTTGTCCCAGGACGGCCAGCTGTTCATCCAGCCCGACACCGTAGTTGGTTCCCACGCCGCGCGCGCCTTCCATCAGGTCTTTGATAGTGCCCATTTCCGCGCCGAACGTCTTGCGCATATAAACCATCTTTCCGGCCAGCTGTTCAGCGAACTGCACTTTACCCAGGCGGGCGGCATCAGAGGAAAAGTTGCCGAACATCTGCCCCATAAACTCCGACGTTTCCGCCGCGGTTGATTTCATGGCAAACGCCAGGACGTTGGCGACTTTGGTCACTTTCGGCAGTTCATTCCCGGTCAGTCCGGCAATGGCCGCATTAATTGATTCAGTGGACTGAACAAACTCCACGGCGCTGGCGCCGTATGTCGTGCTGAACATGAGCGCATCGCGCCGGACGGCTTTAAGCGCAGAATCGTCGATACCTTTTGCGGCCGCTTCGTTCAGCGCGTCATACATTTCAATGGCCGGGGACAATGCGCCTTTGATGGCCATACCCGTTCCGGCCAGTGCCAGCACGCCGCCGCCAATCTTCGTAAACGCTGCCGCTGATTTTTCCGCAAAGCCGGTCACATTGTTCTGCACCTGTTTTAAAGGGCGGGACAATTTATCGATCAGGCTTAATGTAAAATCTAACTGTTTCATTCATCGCCTTTAAAAGCAGTGCTTATTCCGTTTGCAACAGCAATACGCATATTTTCCCACTGACGATTATCCAGCCAGACAGCGGCGGCGATATCGTCAACAGAATCTTCCCCGTGGGGTAAATAGTGGCGGCGTAAAATTAAATACTGATCGAGTCCGTTTTTTTCAATAGCCCGGACTCGCTTTGTCAGTTTTTTACTTCAATTTCCAGCTCAGGTGCGTAAATTTCATTTACCTTGCCAGCCAGCTGCAATGCTGCACCCGGACGTTTTAAAAGCTCGGCCAGCGCGTCTTTACTCTCCGGCTCCACGATGCGGGTCAGGTAGTTATGCGCCGGGGCAACTTTGTTATCCATCGCCATTTCATTAATGAATTTGTTATAGGCGGTCTGGTTAGGTGCGAAAACAATTTCTTTACCACATACAACAAGATTAATTTTCTGTTCCATTTAATACACTCTCTCGTTTGTTTATTTCATCTATCAGCGCGTTATGACGTGCTGCACACACAGAATATAAATCCTGATATTCAATAGCAGGGGCAGCAACATCCGCCCCGGTATTACCTTTAATGCGCGGAAGATTTTCCGTTGGGCATTTTCGCTTCAGGTTTTCCTGATAAGGTACGCTCGGTATTTTCGACGGTTGCGTTATACATCCGGATAAAATCATCAGACACGCAAACATTAGTGAAAACCGGCTTAAGAATTTCTGTTCTGATCTCCTTCGGTCTGCCACTCTCCAGCGCCTCCAGCTTATCTTCCAGCCCCCTGGCGGATTCGCTGGCAATCTCCAGCATCGCCTTTTGGGACTTGTTACCCGCAACCTGTGCGGCGGAGTTGATCGCCAGCTCCAGACTGTCACGCCGCCAGTCAGCGGTCAGCCAGCCCCAGACAAACGCCAGCGCAACCACTACCAGCCACTGGCCGTTTGTCATCAGCGCACCCCGTTATGCTCCAGACTGAAGTGATTACCGTCCGGACGGGATTTAAAGCGGCCGCCCCACGTACCGCCCAGCGATTCCCAGTATTCACCCAGCGGGAGATAATCAGCAGTGTCTGTTTTGTACTGGCCATTCACGAACAGATTAAAGTCCACGGCCAGGCGCTGGGTATGCAGACTGTTGGTGATACCGCTGCCCTTTTTAGCGTTCAGCGCGGCCTGTTCTGGCGTGCGGTATGCCTCGCCAAACGTCAGACGATAGCCGTGCTCTTCAGCCCAGTGGATCAGATTGCCCACCATCACGGTAAACAGCTGCTGTTTTTCACTTAACGTCATAATTTACCCGCCCCTGCGTTAATCCCTTTACGTTTGAGCCACAGCTCAACCCCCTGAAGCCCGGCCAGCCCCAGCGCTGAACCAATCCCCAGAAGCGCCAGCGGGTGAAGCTCCGGAACCAGATACAGCGCCGAACCCGCCGCCACAGAAAGCGCACTCCCGACAATTACACGCCCGATGGCCAGCCGTGCCGTAACAGGCTCATTGCTGGACAGTAGCTTACCCAGCGCGATAAGCGCCCCCATAACCGCCAGCGTCAGAGCGCCTTTTTCGTACTCCTGCATCCCTGCCCCTTAACCGATCAGGTTTTCCGTGGCTTCCGCTTCCAGATACGGAACGCCGTTGATGTTTACGAACTTTGGACTGGTCACAAAGTATTTGATTTTGTGCGTGGCCACACTGCCCCCCTTCGGATCGATATCCAGCAGGTTACTCAGCTGAAGTTTGCAGCCGAACGTCTCCACCTTGACTTCCTCATTACCGGCTTTGGCATAGAAGAGGAAATCCACAGGTTCAATACCGCGCCAGGAACCTGCTGATCGTGCTTTTGCCGTCAGCACGCTCAGCACTTTGGAACTGACTTCAATTTCACCCTCTGCGGCCACATCGCCATCGACGTGGCCATCCGGCACGCCACGGGTCTGCGCAGCGGCGCTGTTGTCCGTGATATCGAGAGAAATTTTCTCGATGTGGATCAGATCGCCGTCAACGTATGAATCAAACGACATCCCCGAAATACGCTTACTCATGCGGCGGCCTCCAGGCTGGCATCCAGTAACAGACTAATGGTGATTTGCAGCGGCACTTCCCAGGTGCGCACCACAATGTAAATCTCCACCGCCTTTTTGTTTTTCCAGACAATGGTCACATCACCATCCTGCGGCGGCTTCACTTCGCCGGGGAATGAAACCCCGTTAATGTTTGCTGCCGTGGACATTTCGCGCAGCGGCTTCGCAAACAGCGTCTGGTGTGCGGCAATGCTGCCCGGTGTGCTGTTAAGCGAACGGTCTGCAATTTTGCCGATGGCCAGCAGACGCACCCGGCGTGCGGCTTTATCGGCCACGCGCAGCGTCTCGATGGACTGATAATCGCCCCCTTCCACGTCCAGCGTGCGGCCGTCTGACCAGTAGAACCCGTCATAGTCCGGATACCACATCGGCACACTGAAGCGCTTCGCCTCCAGCGCCTGAAGCGTGGACAGCTCCAGCACTGCCCCTGTACCATCCAGCGGCAGTTCATCACTGCCCAGGCTGACAAGTGCCCCCGTTTTTACGCGCGCCGGACTGTCCGCCACAGTGACGGCACGGCTGCACAGACGGCCAGCCAGCACGCCCGGTTCATTCCCCCAGAGCCGGGGAGCCAGCTGCACCGCTTTTTCCGCAATGCCGTCCTGGAGGATGGCCACACGCGCAAGGTAATCCGCCTGTCCCTCCCCTTCCTGCATTCCCTGCGTGGCCAGAATGAACCACACCCAGCGGCCGTATTTAGCGATCAGATCCGCGCGCAGCGTAACGGCCTGGTTAATCTCCGCCTTTGTGGAAATGTCATTGCACAGCACCACGCCTTCAACAGAGCACGACACCTGCGCGGCCAGCACCGCTTTAACCCACGCATCCGGCTCGCTGTCAGCTTCCAGCACATGGATGAACCCCCACCAGTTCTGGCCAGCATTCGACATTGCCGTCAGCACATCCCGTTTTAACTGGCTGTCCGCCTCACCCAAAAGCGCGTCAAAATCGCTCTGGGTGTTCACAGCCAGGGTCTTGCCTGTATTTTTGGTTCCCGTACCGATAAACAGCACCGTGCGTTCCACTTCATTGGTTTCACCCAGTAGCTGGTTTACCTGGTTAACGGTCACATTTGGCCAGGTCATGTTCTCCCCCTGATATCCTGCGCATTCACATCCCAGCCAAAGCCGATGGCCTGAAGCTGGCGTGCCAGCGCCTTGTTAAAATCTTCATCACCCATTCCCAGAAATACGCGGGAAGGGAGATCGATAGTCCAGCTCGTTTTTACAGCCTTGCCGCTTAACTTCCGGATAAGCAAACCCGCCTGTCCGTATGGCATTTCGCTGGTTATTTCCCGGATTGTGGGTTTTTTCCAGCGTTTACCCCGTCGCACCCGGTAGCCCAGCGCGCGCAGTTTCTTTGCCTGCGCAGCGGTGGCCATCTTTCCCGCCTGTACCTTTCCCGGCTGGCTGGCGCGACTCACACGAACGCGCATACCGTTCTGCTGTGAATACCCCACAGTGCCAGCGGGTACAGGTTTATCCCCGTTCCGGTAGCCGCCACCCTGCAAGTAAATCCGCACGGCCTGAATTTCAGGCATTTCCCGGATATGCAGCAGTTTCGGCATGTTGCGCAGCATCCTGCCTTTGCGCTTCGTTTTGCGCCCTTCCCAGCCTTCCCCGTCCGGCGTTTCCTGGTTCCGCACGTTGCGTTTGGCGGCGGCAATAACGCCATATTTCGCCATTCGCCACAGCAGCCGCTGCCGTTTTTTGGGCGGCAGTTCCATGCTGGCCAGCGCCTTTTTCAGCTCCGCCAGCTGGCGCTTGTTAAGCTCCCCTCCGGCAATCACGACGCATCGCCCACAGGCGCACCGGATTCATCCACGCCGTAAACCGTCGCCGTCAGCGCCGTCCAGATCTCCGGCTCAGCCAGAGACCAGCGCTTTCCCTGCCAGGGGATTAATCCCTTTTCGTCCTCACGGATCACCAGCTCTTCCGCCATGGGAACCGTCAGGACAATATCGGCGGTTTCTTCATCGGCCACCGACACATCCCACTGCGGATCGGCCTCAGTTACCCCGATTTCGTCCAGCAGCTCCCTGTCTGCCTCATCGAGCCAGGCAGCCATCAGCGACATAAGCAGCTGCGGCGGGCACAGGCGATACGGGAAACGCTCCCAGCTCAGTACCGCGTCATAGCGGATCACCGCCTGGCGGTACTGCCCCAGCCCCAAATCCTTTGCAGCCGGTACGAACTCCATTTCATCCACAACGCTGCCAAAAGCCTTCATCGCACGGGCTGGCACGTTGCTGGTAAAGAACGCCGTCAGGTTTTCAAGCTGTGTCTGGTTCATACCTTCTTCACCGTTGCTCTTTTCAGCCCCTTCATACGGCGGATCACAACAGATGCTTCTGCCAGTAACCCGGCGCGGGTTTCCGTGCTTTCCTGGCCTGGGTGAGAGTCACGCCGCCCAACGGTGGCAAACTCCCCCAACAGGTCCGCTTTTGCCCTGGCAAAAACCGCCTTCATGTACTGCGCACAGAGGGCGTTTAACTCCCCCATCCGTGCCCCCGGCGCGTCCCCTGCGCTCAGAACCCCTTTTGCCTTCCAGCTGGCTTCCACTTTTTCCAGCTCCGCATTCACCTCCGCCACGGCCGCAAGCAGCGCCTGGGCAACGGTGTCCGCCTCAACATCAGCCGGGATCGCTCGCTGTGCCTGAAAATCCTTCAGGTTCAGGTCTGGCCAGAATCCTTCGTTTTTTAGCGGCTCGTCCTGATAATCAAGCGGCTTTCCACTAAACATGGCTCCCCCGAAAAAATAGGCGGGCTGTCCGGTTTCCACGGCGCAGCTTCACATCGTGTTTCTGCCCTCCACCGCGCCCGCCTGGCTTGCGGTAGTCTTTAACCCTGCGTCAGTTTTCGGATACGTGCGGCGATGGTCTGCCGCTGCGTTTTAACGCCGATTTTCAGGTAATACTGTTCTGCGGTGGCCAGCAGCTGATCGGCTTTCTGGAGTGTTTCCACATCGTCCACACCCGCCGCTGTTTTCTGGCCATCCTCACCGCGCAGCAGCTGCAACCCGGCGAACTTGTACCATTTCGCTGTCACCTGCTCATGCAGCCGCCACCTGGTGGCCACGTTCTCAAACGTGCGTGAAAAATACGGTTCAATGCTTTCCCCGCGCCCCGCAGACTCCTCCGCCCAGGCCAACATCGTATCGGCCACGAACGTTGGAAAATTGCTGCGCAGCCGTTCCGGTGTGGCCTGTTGCTGGGCAATAGCGATATCAGCCCATTCCAGCGCCTTATCCAGATCGCCCACATCAAACAGCCAGATCACGCACCACGCCAGAACCGGATTGGCATACACCTGGCCGCTGGCCAGATACGCTTCCACTGTCGGAACCCATTTCGGCAGCAGCACATTGCGCTTATGCTCAACGCGGTCAGCAATCAGCGGCAGGCTTCGCACCTGTTCCACGTCTGTTTCCAGCGCCTTAATCAGCAAGTGCATGCTTTCCGTGGTGCCAACGGCCAGGCTTTGCTTCAGCTTTTGCTCCATCGCAATGCGCTGGTTATGACGCTGCGCGGGTGAAAGAGACATTGATTAACCCTCCACTGGCTCTGACGGCTTGCCGATGGTCACGGCATTTTCATCAATCGCCGCGTACAGCTCCGGCACTTCAACCGCATAGCCTTCGTTGCGCAGATATTTGTTTTCGAACTGTTTGCGATCCTCCACAAACTCAGCCTTACGCATACGGGTGTTGCGCTGGGTGTAGATGTGCAGGTTTTTCAGCGGAGTAACCACCATGCGTTTACCCGGCATGAACGGCGGAATGATTGCCGGACGGCCAGCAATAGTGCTTCCCAGCATCTGCGCCGCGATTTTCTCCGTTGGGCGATCAGCGGCCTGATACAGTCGGTACTGTTCGGCGGCCACCAGGTCAGCACCTACCAGCACCACCAGGCGCGGGTCATTGCGGAACTGTGCCGGGATTTTGGCGTTAATCAGATCGGAGGCCATCGCATCCAGCGATTTGTAATCCCCCGCTTCATCCAGAACGACCGGATCGGTCATAATCTGATTGCCACCCAACAGCGTTTTCATACGCTCATGCCAGCCAATGTTCACATCTTCGCCGTTCGGGTTAGCAGTAGGGTCAGTGGTTTTAGCGCGGCTCTTCCCGTTGAAACCAATGCGCAGCATATCCAGTGCGAAAGCCTGAGTAGTGAAAGCCTGAACCAGGTTGTAAAACTCGTTTTCGTCTTTGCCAGCATTAGCCCAGACGGAAAGCAAATCCCAGCGCAGCGCCGCACAGCTGTCCGTTTCAACCAGCGAATAATCATTACCGTCAACGCCTACCTGACGGACAAAACGGCCGTTCTCACTGCGCCCGGTGTGAAGAACAGATGAACCAACAGAGATCACCTGGCCACTCAGCTGGTCAACGTCCAGGCATGTGAGCATGTCCAGGAACTCGACCGACTCCAGCAGCGCCAGACGCAGCGCATTTTCCTGCGGGTCATTCAGGGAAAAATAGCGACTGGTATCACGTGCGCCGAACTGCTGCGCCATTCCAGCCGTATATTTATCCAGTAAATCCCGCCCACGGTTATTAAGGTGCATAAAACTCCCTCGCATTTACGCGATTATTTAACTTGTTTTTACTTTTTTGCTTTTATGCAAATTACAGGAAATTGAATTTCCCGGATTTGGACGGAACCTGGCGCTGTTTGCGCTGACCGCCTTTACTACCCAGATCGTTAAAGCGGTTAACGATTTCTTTTGCGTTGGAACGCAATTCTGCAAACTCTTCCGTGTCTACAACTTCTGCAATGGTATCAACATCACCCTGCATTTCCTGTAGCGTATTTTCAATCGTGGCCAGGCGGCCTTCGATTTCATTCACCGCATTTGCAAGAGCCTGTAATTTATCGTCTCCCTGCGGCGCTTCCTCTGACGGGGACTCTTCTTCAAACTTCGGCTTAATACCAAAATACGACTGCCATTTTTTCTTTGACATTTTTTCTCCCTGCTTAATTTTGCCTTCTGTGGTCAATACACAACGGTAATAACCTTGTTTAGATAATCTGCGCTCACTGAAACGCATTCGTGTAGTGCCAACACTGGCCGGACGGTTCGTTACTGCCAGGCCTTTAAGGTAAAAACGACCAGTCCCCCGCCAGTCCTCTTCTGGCTCAATAGAAAAGAACAGTAACTGCCCCTCTTCATTTGCATACAGCAGACGTATGTTCGGGCAGAGGCTGACATATAAACGGGCAAGACCATCATCACCATCGCGCCAGGTAGCTTCAAGCACCTCCCCGAAACTGGCTCCAGAATGATCGTGTTCAGGCCAGAGCAATGCTACGTAATGATTAAAGTCATAGGTTTCCCCCATATCTATAATCCATTGCCGTTCAATGACTCTTCCGTCTACCGTATCCCCTTCGGTGGCAACACACAGCCAGTCAGTTTTTAAATGCGACACATATTTCCCCCTCTGTCGATTTACTGTTTACCGTGCTGTGGATTTGATTATTGCTAATTAAACGCATCCCCGCATCACGCTTTATTCTGAACAGTTCGGTTATAAGCCATTACCGAACAGCCCCGAATTAACCCCGCCGTTTTTTCATCATTACCACGGCATAATTAAATCTATGGCTAAATACTCAGACGAATTAAGAGGCATTGTCCGCGCACTTTACCTGCGCCGCTATACGCCTAAAGAAATTGCATCAGAATTAAATCTGCCGAATGCCCGGATCGTTTACTACTGGGCGGAGAAATATAAATGGGCTGACCTGCTCAGTTTCGAAAGTACAGAGGAGGCAATTGAGCGCCGTTACCAGCTGTTAGCATCCCGCGACAATAAAACGGATCTGGATTTAAAAGAAATGGATTTGCTTATTGCTCACGCCACAAAGCTGCGCGCCCAGAGCAATAAACATAAAGAAAAGCTGGCCTCCAGCCAGGGGGAACGGCAGGCAGCTGCGCGAGGGGATAGCGAGGATGAACCGCGCGGCAAACGCAAGTACAAGAAAAACGATATTTCGTCTCTGACCCAGGAAGATTTTGACACCTGGGCGGACGAACATCTTTTCGAATATCAGAAACACCTGCGCCGCAACATTGGCCAGCTGGTCAGGAACATCCTGAAAAGTCGCCAGATCGGTGCAACCTGGTACTTTGCGTTTGAGGCGTTCGAAAACGCGGTAATGACGGGCGATCCGCAAATCTTCCTGTCCGCGTCCAAAGCCCAGGCGGAGGTGTTCCGGTCCTACATCGTCAACATTGCCGAACAGTATTTCGGTATCACGCTGACCGGGAACCCGATCCGCTTAAGCAACGGCGCAGAACTGCGTTTTCTGTCGACCAACAAAAACACCGCCCAGTCATACAGTGGCCATCTTTACTGTGATGAATATTTTTGGGTACCCAACTTCGCAAAACTCAATGAAGTGGCCAGTGCGATGGCCACCCATGACAAATGGCGCACCACCTACTTTTCCACGCCATCGGCCAAAACACACCAGGCGTATCCGTTCTGGACGGGTGAAGAATGGAAACAGGGCAGCAAGAAACGTGCGGCCATCAAATTTCCGCTGTTCGATGAAATGCGGGACGGTGGCCGGCTCTGTCCGGATGGCCAGTGGCGCTATGTCATCACCATGGAAGATGCCATTGCGGGTGGCTTCAATCTGGCCAACATCGAGAAGCTGCGCAACCGCTACAACACCGCCACGTTCGACATGCTTTACATGTGCGTGTTCGTGGACAGTAAGGATTCTGTTTTCAGCTTTTCCGATCTGGAAGCGTGCGGCGTGGAGGTGGACACCTGGCAGGATCACGACCCGGACGCAAAACGGCCGTTTGGTGACAGGCCAGTCTGGGGCGGCTTTGACCCGGCACGCAGCGGCGATTTGTCGTGTTTCGTCATCGTCGCCCCTCCGATGTTTGCCGTGGAAAAATTCCGCGTGCTGAAGGTGATTTACTGGAAGGGAATGAACTTCCGCTACCAGGCAAAGCAGATCGAAAAGCTGTTTGACCAGTACAACTTCACGTATCTGGGCGTGGACGTAACCGGGATCGGCCAGGGGGTGTTTGACAACATCCAGCACTTTGCCATGAAGGTTGTCGTGCCGATTCGCTACGACATGAACACCAAAAACCAGCTGGTACTGAAGGCCGCTGACGTGGTGGAAAGCCAGCGTATCGAGTGGGACAAAAACCTGAAGGAAATCCCCGCCAGCTTTATGTCCGTGCGGCGTACCACCACGCAGAGCGGTAACGCCATGACCTTTGTCGCAGACCGCAGCCAGGACACTGGCCACGCAGAGGCGTTCTGGGCAATCACCCACGCCCTGCATAACGAACCACTTAACTACGAAAACAAACCAAAATCCCGCTGGGGTGTAAGGAAACAGGCAGCATGAGCAAAAAGAAACGTTTTGTGAAGCGTGAACAGCGCGGCGAAAAGTCCAAAAAAATGAGCATTATCAGCTTTGGCAAACCAGAACCGGTACTGACTACCGGAACCGATTACCGGGATATCTGGTATGACAACGCCGCCGATCACTACACCCAACCGATTGACCGTCTGGCGCTGGCGCAGCTAATCAACCTGAACGGCCAGCACGGAGGGATTATCCACGCCCGTAAAAACATGGTTACAGCAGATTATCAGGGCGGCGGCCTGACGTTCGACGAGCTGGAGGCCGCTGTTTTTGATTATCTGACCTTTGGTGATATTGCTGTGGCCAAAATCCGTAATGGCTGGGGAGACGTGATCGGGCTTCAGCCGTTGCCGGGGCTTTACCTCCGCCGACGAAAGGAGAAAGAAAATGCGGAGACTGTGCCAGGGGATTACGTGGTTTTACAGGAAGGCGAGCCGCTGGCGTTCCCGCCTGAAGATATCATTTTCATCAAGATGTACGATCCGCAGCAGCACATTTATGGTCTGCCGGATTACATCGGCGGCGTTCACTCTGCCCTGCTGAACAGTGAGGCGGTTATTTTCCGCCGTCGCTACTACCACAACGGCGCCCACACGGGCGGCATTCTGTATACCCGTGACCCCAGCATGACGGACGAAATGGAGGAGGAAATTGAACAGCAACTGCGGGACAGCAAGGGGATCGGCAACTTCTCCACCATCCTGGTGAATATCCCAGGCGGCGACGGTGACGCGATCAAGTTTATTGAGATGGGGGACATTTCGGCCAAAGATGAATTTGCGAGTGTTAAGAACATAAGCGCCCAGGACATTCTGAACGCGCATCGCTTCCCGGCCGGGCTTGCGGGTATCGTTCCGCAGAATACTGCCGGACTGGGCGACCCGGAAAAGGTTGAACGCACCTACAAAAAGAATGAAGTGCTGCCCATTCAGCGCCGCCTTGCGATGGCCATCAACAGCGATCCGGAGATTCCGCACCACCTGCATTTGAATTTTGCTGAAGAAACAACGGTGAAGGGTGCAGCATGATGCAAAAAAGGCTAAAATCCAGGCATTATTTGACAGCCGGAGAATGGAATATGAGAGTCCTGAAGATTGAATGCCCGGAATGCGGCTCTAAGGCTGTAATTCGCAAGACTAACCGGAAACATCGCGAGATTTCGGATATTTACTGCGCTTGTGCTGATGTGGAGTGTGGGCACACTTTTGTTATGAATTTGACGTTTTCCCACACCCTCAGCCCCAGCGCAAAAACGGGTGATTCCTTGGTGCAAACATTGCTCAAAAATCTCTCACCCGACCAGAAGCAAATGGCTCTGGATTTATTGAAGGCTGCGCCCGCGGCCTAAAATGCCCCCGCTCTGGGGGTTTTTTATTTCCCCCCTGACTACGTTCCGCATCTCTTCAGCAATTTCACCGATCCAAGTTAAGGCAATAGTCTTTTCCTTCGCGCTTATCTCACTTACATGGGCAATTTTTGCCAGTAATTCGATGCGCTCCAGCTTTGCTGATGCCTCTAAGATATCCATGCAGCCCTCCCACAAAACAAAACACTGTATAACCATACAGTATACCCAAACGCACAATATGTGAAATGATAATTAGCGTAAAACGCAATTTACACATTACTAATCACGCACTTACACACCACTACTGCCAGCCTGGCCATTGTTCATCTTCCGGATTGTTCCGCTTCTCCTGTAACCTCCCTTTCCTGTAAATCAGGGCAGATCGGCCAAATTTGAGACCGCCCCCCCGCTTCAGAATGTCGATTTCTTCATCCGTTCCGGCAAACCCTCGCTGGTTCAGTTCCAGTTTTAACCGTCTCCGGGTTCCCCCCTCCGTACAGTTATTGACAGAACTCCAAGGGGGATCAAAATCAAGGTCAAAACCCGCCTCCGCTGGCGCTTCGGCCAACTTCGCAACCTTCTGCCACTTAACCAGGCGGGTGCAAACTTCAGAGTCAGGAATTAAGGGTGAATAGATACCATGCACACGCTGAACATCTTCGCCGTAATCGTTACCCTGCTCTGTCACCTCATACGCCAGGCGCACCGTCAAATCTTTACGCTTAACAAAAGCACCACCCTGGCACTCGGTATAAGCTCGCCAGTCGCCAACATCCGCCGCAAAACGCACATTATCCATATCGTCATTTGGTAGATGTTCCTCCCCAGGCAGGCGGCGCAGTTCGCGCCAGACTGTTACCGGCGCTCCACCAATCTGCTGGAACTGGCGAATACGCCATCGTGATGCCCAGGCACATACGGCCTTAGCCATATCACGCAGGTTTTCCCCGGTTTCTTCATCCTGTTCGCCATCGAGCGCAAAGCCGTCGATATTTTTTGAGATGTATTTCGCTATGTAGCCCGTTGCCGACCCTTTAGCGGGATCGATAGGCTCAACGTGAAAACGCGCCTTAAGCGCGTTAGGTGTCTGAAGCTCTTCTGAATCGGCAATCCTGGCGTGATAGCAAAGAATATCTCGCACTACCTCAACGTCTTGGGGACGCATAAACAGCAGCATATGCCAGTGTGGCGTCCCGTCATGGTGCGGCTCCACCACGCGAAAGCCAAAAACATGGATACCAGCACGGGAGATCGCCGCGCGTGCTTTCGCCCATACGCCGCAAAGGTAACGCTGGGTATCCTGCGGATTGCACCCATCCCACTGTGAAACAAAACCTCCCTTACTATGTACAGCATGGAACCGGGAAGGTGCGGTGATGGTATAAAACTCCCCAGCCAACCCCTCTTCATTAGCGATATCTTCAAAGCCACGCATCCGCACCATAAGTTCACAACGCCGGATTGCAGGGTTGGCCACGCTGCCATGCACCATGTCAGCCAGCGCTACGCGATGACCCTCTCCATTAATCAGGTCGAACTTTTTGAAAAACTCTGCGTTACGCTTCTTCTGGTCTATCCATTCACCCAGGGTTTTGCGTGATACGTAGGCGCTGGCAGATTTCTGCACCTGACCAACGGCGATGGCCAGATGTTCACGTTGCAGATCACGGGCACGCTTCAGACGCTGATACCACCATTCCGGTGCCATGAGACGCAAAATCCCGGACTCCGCCTTACGGATTTCCAGGTGGCCATCATTGGCTTCGTGCTCTGCCCAGTACGGCGGCTGATTGTTCAGCATGAGGGAAAGTGAACAGAGTTTGCGGTAAGCCTCCAGCGTGCGCTGGCGCATTTCCCTTTCGTCTTTGGGTTTACCCTTCAGCGTGTCGGTGAAGTCATAAAACATCTGAGCTATCCAGCCAGAGACCTGGCCAGACAGCTTTTTGAGATCGGTACGGTCAAGCGACGGCAAACGCTGCAATGATTTGCCAAAAGGGAGATCGAATACATCAGCGGCCAGCTGGTAACGCACAGCCACTTTCCGCAGACGTGGCAATACATTCTCACCGATTGTTTTGCGCAGGAATGTATTGGCACGGCGGCGGCCGTCACGACCAGAAAACAGCTTTTCGTAACGGTTGCCAAAATACCCGGCTAGCCAGTCGGGTATTTCATGAAGGAACTGTGAGCGCCATTCGTAGTCCTGTGGGTTAACTGCCCACAAACGGCGCTCTGTGATCGTCGCGTTCGCTGGCGTTCCTGGCGCAAAAGTATCACGCCGCCAGATATCGACGGCATGATGTTGGCCAGCAAGAGACAGATCAGTCACGATTAACCCACTTCTTCCAGGCATTAATCATGTAAGCAGCGACACATATCGCCACCAGTACAGGCCAGACGAGGGAAGAGATAGCGACCAAAATAAAGTCCACATCATCTGAAGCCTCCGCGTCCCGGCGCTCTTCCCAGGAAAAGAAGATAAAAGCCGCAAATACCGTCAGCGCATACAGCCCGGTCATGGGTTCAGTCATCATTTCGCAACCACCCCAGCGCTGGAGGCTGTGGAAACTGGTGATTTCAGGATCAGCTCTGCGGCAGATTTCTGGCTTGCAGCTGCGGCACCAACACTGCGCGGCGCTTTGACTTTCATCGCCTCAAACCCGGCGTAAAGGTAATGCACCATTTCCAGATCGCTGTTTGACGCAACAACACTCACGCCCTTTTCAGCGAGACGGCGCAGTTTTCTGGCCAGCCGCCCCTGATCAAGATGCGAAAAACCGCTTTCGGTGTATGAGGTGAAATTTCCTGATTCCGTCAGGTATGGCGGATCGCAATAGACCACATCCCCGGCACGAACCAGCGCAAGCGTTTCGGAGTAATGCGCGGTGATGAACGTTGCACGCTTCGCCTTTTCAGCAAATGCGCGGACTTCTTTTAGTGGGAAATAGTTTTTTTTGTACTTCCCGAAAGGGACGTTGAACTGGCCACGGCGGTTGTAACGGCAAAGCCCGTTAAAGCCGTGGCGGTTCAGGTACATGAAACGGGCAGCGGCTTCAACGCTTTCAGCGCCAAGTGCCTTTCCCGACAAATTGAACGCATCCCGGACGGCATAGTAAAAAATAGCGCGGCTCTCCTGTTCACCCAACGCCCCGGCAGAAAACAGGGTTTCAAGCTCCACAAGAAACGCATCGGTATGGTAGGCCATCGCCTTATACAGATTGACTAAATCCGGGTTCAGGTCAGCGATCAGGTATTCGTCATAGTCCGTATTCATCATGACGGCGCAGGAACCCGCGAACGGTTCAACCAGGCGCTTACCTTCCGGCAAGTGGTCACGCAGCTGCGGGATGAGGCGGACTTTGCTGCCCACCCATTTAAGAGGCGTTTTTACTGCCATGCTGCACCGCCTTTACTGCAAATGGCTGCGGCTTCCTCACGGATCAGCTCTACGATTTCGGCAGCGCTTAAACCTTCGTTAGCGGCATACGCGGCCAGCTTATCCAGACGGGCAGAACACAGATCGGCGGAGGCCGCTTTACCTTCCTCAGTAGCTTTTGCCAGCATTGCCAGCAGGTCAGTACCGGATTGGTTGACGGGTAAAAACATGCGTGTTGTTTGCATTTTGGTTTCCTCAGGGCAAAAGAATCCCCGGCCACCGCAGGGATGGCCAAAAATTCAGGCGGTTAATTAGTGGAAAGAGACGGTAACGGGCGCGGCTGAGTAGCTCGGCGCGGGTATCTGGTGCAGCTCGTAGGTATTGCGCCACCACTCCTGGATCAGCGCTTTGACTTCCCCAGCTCCCAGTGACCCGGCGATGTAATACATGGAACGAATACTGGCCAGCGCTTCAACCTGCTGGAACTGGCTTTCCGCTTCACGATAGACGCAGCACCAGTACGCAACATTCACGGCCAGCCAGTGGCGTTTGTTTGTCATGTGCTCGGTGTCGTTAAAGAAAAACGGATGTAAGGCCACACGGCCATTTTTAACGGTGCTTTTCTCCAGAAAGAGAATGGCGTAATTGTGTGGAACGCCCCACGCTGCCAGCTCCTGTCCCAGTTCTTTGGCGTTTACAGAGATAATGGACATTAATGATTCTCCTGCTGTTGCATCTTATGAACGATATGAGGCGCGATAATCATCTGCACGCCATTACTGCTGTGGATCGGATGTGCCTTTTTTACCTGGCGGTTAGCGCTGCGCTTTGAAAAATCGCTGTCGCTCAGACTCCCGAACCCTTCAAACGTCAGACGCGCCCTGGATATGCCCTGGCGCAGCTGAATCATTGCCCGGTAGTCCAGGCGTTCGAATAACTCTGACCAGTAGCATTTGCTCAGATGGGCTTTGAAAACGTCCATTCCGGAAGCAACTGCGGCCGCATGTAAAACAACCCCGCGCCATTCTGGTGTTAATTTGTCCCACCATTCGGCGGCTTCGCTTTTCTCACTCCAGTATTTGCGGCGGATATTCCCCAGCCACTTCAGGCCAATTTCCTGCTGCTTTTCGCTAATGGCCATAGCGCCCCCTGATAATCCCGAACAAACGAAACCACCATGGACGACGAGACGAACGGGCACTGAATTTGTACTGGTGGCCAGGGTTCCAGCGCTGGCCGTTTGGTAGCTCAAGCCAGCCAGTTGACCCACTGGCCAGCTGCATGGCCGGAGATTCTTTTTTCAGATAGGTAACGAACGCTTTCATGGTTATCCCTCACATCATGCTGCTGGCGCTGGTTGTCACGATATCGACGGCAGCAGCAAGAACCGGCGCAGACTGGAGGCGGCTTTCAACGGTGTAAGCCAGAACGGAAAGGGAACGGATTGCATCACGGGCACGATCAAGAATTTGTGTGCGGCGTGCTGCTGTCATGTGCTCAGTTGATACAGCTTCCCCAGCGATTGCCCCCACATTTGCAGTGGCGCTCAACGCGCAAAACTGCATGTTGGCTTCAGTGGCGTTATTGACCGGAACAGAGGGCAAGCAGTTAATCTGCCCCAGCATCCCATCAAGTAAACGCGCATCTTCGGTGTAATCGGTAATAGCCAGTAGCTCGTCACAGGTCAGGCGATGCGGTTGAATCGGGTTCAACTTATTGCGCAGGATCTGCGGACGCATACCAACGGCAGCGGCAACATCTTCTAGATTGTGCGACAGCGCAAACGCTCGGCAAGCTGCATCAAAGTGAGTATGTTTAGAAGTCTGATAATCAAACATTGTTAGCTCTTCCCTAATCCGTACGATGAATTACGCGTTAAGCGAAACATCACATTCGCTTAACGCCATCACGGTTAAGGCGGCCATGTTCACTTCAACCAGCCCTTTTTTCTGTGCTCCTTTAGGCTTGATCGGAAGTTTTCCGTATGAAATCAGGTTCTCAGCAGTACTTCTGGACATGCCTGTACGGCGGCAATACTCATCAAGCGGAATGTATGGATCAGGGATCACGATTGTAATGTTGGGACGCATAATGCAAACTCCTCCGATTAGGGATACGCCAATATCCACTGTTATCAACCAATATTCGACTTAACCTACAACATGGAGACTCTACTTCGACTTAGTCGAGAAATCAATATCATTTTCGACTTAATCGAAAGAGTGAACTGATGAGCAAATTTTCCTTTGAACAGATAGGCCACAGTAGTGATGTCTTGGATCGGGTTGTGGATGCCTATGGATTTACGTCAAAACTACAACTAGCTGATCACTTCGATATGGCTTCCAGCAGCCTGTCTGCGAGATTTAAGAGGGGGATATTTCCGGCTGATATGGTTGTCAGATGCGTAGCTGAAACCGGGGCATCACTGGAGTGGCTCGCCACTGGTCAAGGTAGAAAGTTTGACGATGAAGAGCTGGATATTTTGAAAATGCCTCGTCGAAAAATCGTTGACGGCCTGATTTATGACGCAGGTATGTACATGCTGGATAAGGTTTCTTTTTTACCTGGCGTTCCTTTGCCGTCCTCCCCCATTTGTGTATTGGAAGGTAACAACCAGTTCATCGTTGATACCTCATTCACAGAAGTTTATGACGATCAGTGGCTTGTAGAGATTGAGGGTAAAACAAGTATCCGTACCCTTACGCGCATTCCAATTAAAAAAGTAAGAGTTAGCGGCGTAGGTATGGCTTTCGATTGTGATATCGACGATATAACCGTGATTGGGCGTGTTGTCCTGACGATTCATTAACATGACCGTAAGAAAACTCAGTAATGGCCAATGGGTAGCGGACTTCTACCCCGTCAACCGTAGCGATGGCAAGAAAGGGAAGAGGGTTCGCAAAAAGTTCGCGACTAAAGGCGAGGCGTTAGCATTCGAAAACTACACCCTTCAGAAAGTTGAGGACACGCCCTGGCTTGGACAAGGAAAAGATAAACGTCGCCTTTCAGACCTTATACACCTCTGGTTTGAGCGCCACGGGATAACCCTGCGCGATGGTGAAAAGCGTAAAAGCGCTATGCTATGGGCTGATGAGTGTATGGGTTCTCCTATGGCTAATGAGTTCACCGCGCAGCTATTCACCGCTTATAGGGCTAAAAGATTGGATGGTCATTTTGCCAGGACTAAACGCGTTACTCAGGTTTCGCCGCGCACCATGAATCTGGAGCACGCTTATTTCCTCGCTGTATTTAATGAGTTAAAACGACTTGGGGAATGGGACGCGCCTAACCCTTTAGAGAACGTTCGCCAGTTCAGAACAGAAGAAAGTGAGATGGCCTATCTTACTGGAGAACAGATTGACAGGCTCCTAGAGGAAAGCCGCCACAGCTCTGCTAAAGATTTGGAGATGATTGTCAGGATTTGCCTGTCTACAGGTGCTCGCTGGGGAGAGGCTGAGAAATTGAAGCGCAGCCAAATCGGTGCTGGAAAGGTAACATTTATAAAAACCAAAGGTAAGCGCAACCGCACAATACCATTAGATCCAGCAATCATAGCTGAGCTACCAAAAAAGAATGGCGAGCTTTTTAGCCCGTGTTATTACGCTTTTCGGTCTGCTCTGGAGAGAGCCGGAATTGAACTACCGGCCGGGCAGCTGACGCACGTTCTCAGACATACTTTTGCATCCCATTTCATGATGAACGGCGGCAACATCTTAGTCCTTCAAAAAATCCTAGGCCATACTGATATCAAAATGACTATGCGTTATGCTCATTTTGCACCCAATCACCTGGAAGAAGCTTTAAAACTTAACCCATTAAATTATTTTGGTGGAAATAATGAATAATGATAATAATTCAACAAATGAACATCTAAAATCGTACATTTCGTATTATAATAATTTAAAAAACCCTAAATACGCCGTACTGGTCAAAGGGGAGTGGGGCGTAGGTAAAACTCATCTCATTAATAGTATATTGAAAAATGATGAAAAATTTTACATAAGCTTATTTGGATTAACCACTGTCCAGGAAGTTCATGCTGCTGTATTTATGAAAATGTACCCAAACAGGTCAAAAGTTAGAAACTTATTCAACTTGCTTGGAAACTCTAGCGCGAAAACTTATGATGTCACATTAAGCTTTGGCCCTTTAATTGGAAATATAGCAAATGCATTAATCAAAGAGAAAGTAGATAATTCAAAACCAATTATATTTGATGATTTAGAAAGATGCAGTATCAAAACTGAAGATTTATTTGGCGCAATAAACAAATACGTAGAACATCATGAATGTAAAGTTATTGTTATTGCCCACGACGAAAAATTAGGCGATGGTTTAACAGATAAAAAAGAAAAAATATTTGGTCAAATTATTAAAGTCACACCAAATATCGATGATGCGTTTGATCACTTTATAAAAACAAGCAAGATGCCTTCGGCTTTCGAACCCATCAAAGATATAGTTTATAAATCTTTCCTTGCATCTGAGTGCAAGTCATTGAGAGTATTAGATTATGTAATCAAAGATTGCACAAGATTACTTACATGCATTGCGGAACGTTTAGATAAAAACAGCTCAGTACTAACGGAACTTTTTGTATTATTTACCGCTCTGGATATTAATTATCGATTAGGAAAGTTAGGAGAGAAGGAATTAAACTTAAGAAACTCTGTAGTATATTACACCAATAAAGACAAGAAAACAGGCGATATATTTGATGAAATACATGAGAACTATAATAAGCATGATGTTTTCTTACATATAAGCAGCGATATACTTTCAAATGAAATATTAATCAACACAATTATAAACGGTATCTACGATAAAGAGAAAATTATTGAATGCATAAACAACAGCCGACATTTTATTGAATCTAAAGCCAAAGGGCCATGGTACACGATCATGAACTTTGACTCAATTGACACGATTCAAATTAACAAGGCAATAAATATTTTATACTCAAAGTTCGACAACCTAGAAATAACTGAAAGGGGCGAGATTCTCCACTCGGTGAATTTGCTGTTCATGTTATCTGATATAAATCACATTAATAAAAGTTTAGATGACGTCTATTCATTTTTCTTAGATTATGTAAAAAAACTTCAATCAAATAACAAGTTCCATCCAGCAGAACTTTTCCCAGAATATGATCCCCTAAGGGATTCTTCTTATGGCTATGGCTTTTGGATTAAAGATACCTACAAACATTATTCATCCAAGCTTTATAAAATCTTAGAACATCATGAACAAATCGCATTAAAGAAGAAATATCCTTTATTTCTAGCAGAGCTTAAACGTAACCTCAAAGAAGACACTTCAAAATTTTGCGAGCAGATATCGAGATATGGAATTAAAGAAACTAATACATATGGATATATAAGTATCCTTGCGGGTTTCAAGCCACATGAATTTGTAGATATGTGGCTCAGTATTGAAATGAAAGATTGGCACAACGTAAGAACAGCTTTGGTCAGTCGCTATAAAGGAGGATCATTACGAAATGAATTAGAAGAGGAAGGTCCTTGGTTAAAATCTATAAAAATGAATATTCATCATCGTGCATCTAAGGCATCCGGTATCGATAGATTGAGATTGACTAGACTCCTGATTGAATTGAGCTGA